CTCTACGACCAGAAGCACGGCCACACGAATACCATTCAGACGGAGGATGCCGTGGTGCAACTCTTTCAGCATCAACAAGCTAAGGATGAGGCCCTCTTGTTTAAGACGATAGAGGCGCGCATAGCAATTGCGACGCCTGAGGACAACGAGAAAGAGTTTATAATGAAGCAGGACATCGGAGACATCCTGTTCCTCAACTACCAGCGGGCCATGGGACTCCCTGCAGACCCAATCCCTTTCTCACCTGAACTGTGGGAGTCCTGCCGTGACGAGGTACAGCAGAGGTACCTCTCCAAACCCATTGCCGCCCTTATTAACGGCATGCCCAGGCAATCGCCGGACTTCCCGAAAGACAAAATTGCACTATTCTTGAAGTCTCAGTGGGTCACCAAGACGGAGAAGATCGGGGCTCTCAAAGTCAAGCCGGGCCAAACCATTGCCTCTTTCATGCAAAACGGTGATGATATACGGGACCATGGCCCGCTACATGCGCAGGATCCGGGCCTCCTTCCAGCCGGAGAACATCTTCATCACCTGTGAGAACACTCCTGAGGACCTCAACGAATGGGTAAAGGAACGCTGGAATTTTGGCAGACCGGGGCATTCAAATGATTTCACGGCCTTTGACCAGTCCCAGGACGGGGCCATGCTGCAGTTCGAGGTCACCAAAGCTAAGTTTCACAACATCCCGGAGGATATCATTGAGGGCTACATCCAACTCAAGACCAACGCCCACATATTTCTGAGGACAGTGGCCATCATGCGACTTAGCGGGGAGGGTCCTACGTTCGATGCGAACACGGAGTGTGCCATCGCATACCACCACACCAAATACCACGTTTCCCCAGACACCTCCCAACTGTACGCAGGAGATGACATGGCCCAAGATGATAGGCCCATCCTTAAGGACTCCTTCCGGCTGGTAGAAAACCGCCTTACACTCACATCAAAAGAAGTGTGTCATGCTCAGAAGCCTGGAGATTTCGCTACCTTCTGCGGATGGACCCTTACGCCAAAAGGAATTATTAAGGACCCCAAGAAACTATACGCTGGCCTTTGCTTGGCAAAAGGTACAGACCGGGTGCCCGCTGTTCGCGTGGCCTATGCCCACGACCTGCGTCACGCCTACAAGCTTGGAGACGAATTGCATGAGGTCCTCACAGAAGAGCAGGCCGGTTTTCACCAGGCTACAGTCCGAGACTTACATCTCATGGGCTGTAATGAGATTATACAAAACCTCTAGAAGAGGGGTTAGGTTACCTTAGGCTTCGATGGAATTCTACCTAGGTGACCTACACAAGCTTTGCGAAAGAACTCCATTACCCCTCCAAGAGCCCATCATCGTCCACACAGTAGCCGGGGCGGGCAAAACCACCCTCGTACGCTCTTGGCTCCGCCGCTCCCCCCATCTGAAAGCCATTACTGGAGGTCAGCCAGACCCGCCGAATCTTGAAGGGGTGGGCATACTCAGACCTCACGGCCGTGCGGACATTGTTGACGAGTACCCTGCTGTCCCGGACCTAGAGGGTGCCAAAGTCTTGCTCGCAGACCCACTCCAACACCGCGGCCTCACACGCCCCGCACACTTCATAGGCAGGCGCACCCACAGATTCGGCAAGTCCACATGCGAGCTTCTTAAGTCATGGGGTATTAACTGCACAGCCACCAAGGAGGACACGGTCTCAAAGTCGGGTCTCTTCGACTCCGATCTTATAGGGACCATCATTGCAGTCGACGACGACGCTGCAGAGCTCCTAAGCTCCCACTCCGCCCAGTTCCTGACGCCCTGCCAGGCCCTGGGACTCACCTTTGAAGCTGTGACCGCCGTTTCCACAGTTCCAATTGAGGAAGCTGATCCCGTCAACCGCTACATCGCCTGCAGCCGACACTCACAACAACTCCTCATCCTCGAGGGATGAGGCTGCAGGCACCCCCGGATTTCACAAAACCACTCGTCGCTGTCGCTATCGGGGTGTCTATCGCCGTCGCCGTCAACTTCATCACCAGGTCCAACCTACCTCACGTGGGAGACAACCTCCACCACCTTCCACACGGAGGCTGTTACGTCGACGGAACTAAACGCATCACCTACAATAGCCCTGGCGGACCATCAGCTTACCGCAGCTTCTGGCCCTTCCTCACGGTCATCCTCCTTACTGGAGCTCTCCTGCTGCGTGGCACTAGGACTCCTCGCCCTTGCGCTTGTCCTCACTGCACTCCGACCCACTGAGTCGTGTTCGATAGAGATTACTGGTCACAACATCATTGTCAGGGCCTGCGACAGCAGTCCTGTCGCCCAAGCTCTAGTACAGGGGTTAAGTTCCCATTTCTTTCGAAACCATGTCGGAAGACCTGAAGAAGAGTGAGGACCCTCACGTCACTGACGACGAGCTCGGGCCCCCGAGCCGGGAATTCATGAACGACTTCAAGTACGAGGCTACCTCTGATGCAGTGGCCTCCAGAGACCAAGTCAAGGCCGTCAAAGCCAAGTGGGTAGCTCTGGGCTTGCCCGAGAACAACTTCTTCGCAACAGCCTTACAACTGGCGCTCGCATGCTCCGATTCTCATGCGTCCTCCCTGACCGCACTCCACGGACCAGTAGCCACACACACCACTCTTGCCCTGAAAGATCTGGCTTCCGCCCTCAAGGCGCACTGCACACTCCGCCAATTCTGCCGATTCTACGCGAAGTTCGTCTGGAACTATCGCATCAAGAATGATGCACCACCAGGTGCCTGGGCCGCAATGGGCTTTACCCACGACACACGCTTTGCTGCCTTCGACTTCTTCGATGGCGTCACAAACCCCGCGGCCCTCCAACCACCTGAAGGCCTGGTCCGGCCCCCGACTGAGCGAGAGCTGGCAGCTCACCACACAGGCAAATTTGTGGCCACTACACGCGCCGCACAATCAGGACATCTCAGCCTTGCTGCAGAAGTCACACGCGGAAGACTCCCGCCTGCCGAGATTCAGGCCCGCCTCTTAGGACCCTAGGAGGTCCTCCACCGCGAGAAGGAAAACTCGTCCAGGTTTAGCCTGGTTCAAACCCCCCCCGAGCACATCGAAACATAATCAGATGCGGG